TTCATTTACTGAAGGTAAGACACTTGATTATACTAGTTACATATTTAAATTGGAAAATGATAATGAATTGTTATTAGATCAAGAAGGTGAAAATGAATTGGTAGTAGAAGAATATAGTTTAACAGATGTTGATGAGGGCGCTATTAATACGGTATTTGATAGAAACATAGATGACATACTAGATTTCACTGAAAGAAATCCATTTAGTGAGGTATACAAGTAATGCTCAATCAACGTTTCTACTGGGGCACTATAAGAAAAGCTATAGTGGCTTTTGGTAATATGTTTAATAATATAGTTATAGATCGCAGAGATCTAAACGGTAATGTTATACAAAATATTGCTATACCTTTAGCTTATGCCCCAAAACAAAAAATATTGGCTAGAATCGATCAACAACCTGACGTGGATATAAATGAGACGCAGGTAGTATTACCAAGAATGTCTTTTGAAATGGTTTCATTATCCTATGATCCAAATAGAAAAATAGCCCCTATACAACAAAGTAGAGCATTGAACAATACGAATAATACGTTAAATACTCAGTACGCTCCAACGCCTTATAATATAGGGGTAGTTTTATACATTTATGCAAAGAATCAAGATGATGGATTACAGATTGTAGAGCAGATATTACCATACTTTAATCCTGATTACAACTTAACTTTGAAAGCGATACCTGTTTTAAATATAAAAAACGATTTACCTATTATATTAGATAGTATAACTTTTGAAGATGACTATGAGGGAGATCTTTTTAATAGAAGATCTATTATTTGGACGTTGAATTTTACTATGAAACTAAACTTCTATGGTCCAGTATTACGTCAAGGATTTATTAGAACCGCTAAAGCTAATACTTACACTAATTTGTCTCTGACAGAACAACAGCAATTGTATACAGTAACTACTGACCCTAATACAGTTATGCCCGGGAATACTTTTGTATACTTAGAAAATTTTGAGGAATTTTGATGAAAGATATTCCATCGTTGGATAAGATATTTGACTTGCCTATAGTTGACCAAAAACAATATCCAATAGCAGAAATACAACAAAGTAAAAGTGTTGATATTGATAATGACTATCAACTAGCACGTACTACTCTAAGAAATCTTATTGTTAAGGGTGAAAGCACACTTGATGAGATGATTAATCTTGCTAAAAATTCAGAACATCCAAGAACTTATGAGGTAGCAGGCCAACTTATTAAAACTATGTCGGATGTTGCTAAGGATTTACTTTCTTTACAAAAACAAGCTAAAGAATTAGATAGCGGAACACAGGATAACAATCCTTCTATAGGTACACAAAATAATATTGTTTTTGCTGGTACAACTACAGAATTATTAAAATTATTGAAAAATGAAAAACCTATCGACGGCTAAAAACTCATATAACGGAAATCAAAATTTAAAACAGATTGGTTTCCAAATAACTCTAACACAAGAGCAGGTAAAAGAATATTTAAAGTGTGCTAGAGATCCAATTTATTTTATAGAAAACTATTGTATGATAGTTACGCTTGACCATGGGTTGCAACCATTTAAACTTTACGATTGCCAAAAAGAAAAAGTTGATGTAATATTAAATAATCGAAAAGTTATTCTAATGGAAGGCAGACAGCAGGGTAAAACAATAACTGCGGCTGCTTGTATTTTGTGGTATACGTTATTTCAAGAAAATAAGACTGTTGCTATACTCGCAAATAAATCTGCAGCAGCACGAGAAGTGCTATATAGATACCAGTTAATGTATGAAATGTTGCCTCTATGGATGCAGCAAGGATTGAAGACATGGAATAAGGGTGATATAGAATTAGAAAATGGTTGCAGAATATTTACTGCAGCTACTTCAAGTTCTGGTATTCGAGGAAAATCAGTGAATTGGTTATATATTGATGAGGCGGCAATTATTCCTAATAATATAGCTGATGAATTTTTCACTTCAGTATATCCAACAATTTCATCAGGTGAAACTACTAAGATTCTATTGACTTCTACCCCGTTAGGATATAACCACTTTTGGAAGTTTTGGAATGAGGCTGAACAAGGTATAAACGGTTTTATTCCTCATTTTATTCATTATAGTAAGATTCCGGGTAGAACAGATGAGTGGGCAGAACAACAAAGAGCACTACTTGGCGATCTTAAATTTAACCAAGAAGTATTGTGTAGATTCCTTGGTTCATCCAATACACTTATTAATCCTGATGCTATATCAAGAATGTCAGCTAAACCATTTGTTTATAGAAATGATGGTTTAGATATTTTAGAAGAACCAATAAGAGCATACAGAAATGATGAAGGACAAATTGAGGGTAAGAATCATACTTATGTGTTAGTGGCAGATACATCAAGAGGAGTAGGTGGAGACTATTGTGCTTTTACTATAACTGACATAACAGAATTCCCCTATAAAGTTGTGGCTAAATATAGAAACAACAAAATTAGTCCTCTAATGTATCCCAACATTATACATAAGGTAGCTAAAGATTATAATAATGCTTACTGTTTAGTTGAAATAAATGATAATGGACAACAGGTTGCAGATTCATTGTACTCTGAATTGGAATATGAAAATGTGTTCTTCGTAGGACATAATTCTAAATCAGGGCAGTTCTTGTCAGGAGGGTTTCAACCCGGCGCTACATTAGGTGTTAGGACAACCAAACAGGTAAAGTCTTTAGGTTGTACTAACTTTAAGAGCATGGTTGAAAGTAGTAAATTATTAATTCATGACCCAGATATTATTCATGAAATTTCTACATTTATAGAACAAAGAAATTCTTTTGCTGCAGACGTTGGTTATCATGATGACCTAGTGATGACTATGGTATTGTTAGGTTGGGCCTCAAATAATTTATTCTTTAAAGATTTAACTAATATTAATCTAAGAACAGTGTTATATGAGGAACAGTTTAAATATATTGAAGAAAGCTTGACTCCTTTTGGATTTATTGATATAGGTGAACCGAAAGAAATTGCACCTGAGGTCTCCGGTGACGAACTTTGGTTTAGTACAGATGTACAAGAGGGTATGGAGAAATTGAAACAGAAATGGATGGAAAGTGTCTAGAATTTGCTATTTATAAATAATCAGAAATCTAGTTATTGAATAACTATAAAATCTCAAGGAGAATAAGATGGCATTTCAGCTTTCACCAGGTGTAAGAGTAACTGAGGAAGACTTGTCATTGGTAATCCCCTCAGTTGCAACGACTGCTGGCGCTTATGCTGGCGCTTTTCAATGGGGACCTGTTGGTGAAGTAACAACAATAGATTCAGAAGTTGATTTGGTTAAGACTTTTGGTAGACCAACAACTAACACTTTCGCTTCATTTTTTACTGCAGCAAATTTTTTATCCTATGGAAATAACTTGCAAGTAGTCAGAACAATTGACGAGAGTAGTGCGAAAAACGCCATTGCTAATGCTTCAGCGACACCAATAATTGTAAAAAACGACGACCATTATGCCACAGTTAGTTTAACCGGACTTGGTGAATGGATAGCTAAATTTCCAGGCAATGTAGGGAATTCTGTTAAAGTATCCATGGCGGATGCTAATAGTTTTGTGGGTTGGGCTTACAGTTCTTTATTCGATAGTGCACCTTCAACCTCTTCTTACACAGATGTCAGAGGCGGTAGATTTGACGAACTACATATTATAGTACTTGATGGTAATGGTGATATTACAGGTACAAGAGAAACTGTACTGGAAAAATTCCCATTCGTATCAAAAGCTAGAGATGCAAGAAATGCGGATGGATCTACAAACTATTACAGAGATGTAATTAATTCAGGATCAGATTATATTAGATTTGCTAATCATACTTTGGTTGGTACTACATCAAGCGGTGGCTCTGCAGTATGGGGAAGTTTAGGAGAAAATTCTACCTTTACTAATACTACATCAAATGTTACTGTTACATTAACTAAGGGTACTCCCTCAGATGTAGCTTCTGATGCAAACTTAATTCAAGCATACAACATTTTAGCTAATGATGAATTATATGACATTAGTTTGATTCCTACAGGTAATGTCAGCGCCACTGTAGTTAATGCTGTTATTGCTAATATTGCTACTGTTAGAAAAGATTGCGTAGTATTTGCATCACCTTTCCCAGTGTCAGCTATAGTAAGTAATACAAATGCTGTTACTAATGCTATTCAGTTTGCTAATAATCAACTTACTAGAACTTCTTATGCTGTACTAGATTCTGGTTGGAAGTATCAATATGATAGATACAATGATACATATCGTTGGATTCCTTTATCAGGTGATATTGCAGGATTATGTGCAAGAACAGATTTTGTAGCTGATCCATGGTTCTCTCCTGCAGGATTTAATAGAGGAGCTATTAAGAATGTTGTTAAATTGGCTTACTCTCCTACACAAGCAGAAAGAGATTTATTATATAAAGCTGGCGTAAATCCAGTAGTTTCGTTCCCAGGACAGGGCACAGTATTATATGGTGATAAGACTTTACAAGCTAAACCAAGCGCTTTTGATAGAATTAATGTTAGAAGATTGTTTATTGTATTAGAGAAAGCCATAGCAACTGCTGCTAAGTATCAGTTATTTGAATTCAACGATGCGTTCACAAGAGCACAGTTTAGAAATCTTGTTGAGCCATTCCTAAGAGAAGTACAAGGTCGTAGGGGTGTTACAGATTTTCGTGTAGTTTGTGATGAGACAAATAATACCGGAGATGTAATAGATAGAAATGAATTTGTAGCTGATATTTACATCAAACCTGCAAGAGCAATTAATTTTATTCAACTTAACTTTATAGCTACAAGATCTGGTATTAGTTTCGAAGAACTTGGAGCATAAGGAGAAATAAATGGCAATTACGTTTGATGTAAACAGATTTAAGGCTTCTCTAACTAATGGTGGCGCCAGAACTAATCAGTTTGCAGTTCAACTAAGTTTCCCTACCTATGTCTCGGGGGCAGCTACTGCTATTAACAGAGCACCGTTTCTAGTTACTGCAGCAGAGCTTCCAGGACAAACTGTAAATCCTGCTATAGTTTTTTACAGGGGTAGAGAAGTTAAACTAGCAGGCGATAGAACATTCCAACCATTTACGTTCAATGTTATTAACGATTCTGATTTTTCAATTAGAACAGCTATTGAACAATGGATGAACGGTTTAGATAATCTTATTGATAAGACAGGTAAATTAACACCTTCTGAATATCAAAGAGATATGCAGGTTTATCAGTTAGATAGAAACGGAAAGATACTTAAAGAATATAGATTGTTAGGTACGTTTCCAGTAGATCTAGGACCAGTAGCTTTAGACTTTGGGCAGAATGACCAAATATCATCATTCCAAGTGCAGTTTCAATATCAAACATTCACTGTTTCTAATAATCCATTGGATACTATATTGAATTTTAGTAGTGTTTTTAATGTATAAAACTTATTGAATAAATTATGGCTATTAATATATTTGGTTACACATTGAGTAAGGATTCGGAGGTTAAAATTCCTCCGAATCAAAATTATGTAACTCCTGTCCCTGAGGATGGGGTTTCCTCTGTACAAGCAGGGGGTTACTTTGGTACGTATGTTGATTTAGATGCGACAGCTAAAAGCGAAAATGATTTAATTACAAGATATAGAGAGATAGCACAATATCCTGATTGTTCCACTGCTATTGATGAAATAGTTAATGAGGCCATTTCAACTTTAGATGATGAGATGCCGGTAACTATGAATTTAGATAATTTAGATTACCCAGAATCAATTAAACAAAAAATTAGTGAAGAATTTGAAAATATTTTATCCCTATTAGAATTTAATAATAAAGCATTTGATATTTTTAGACGTTGGTATATTGATGGAAGGCTTTATTATCA